TTTTCCGTTGACTTCCCGTTCAGCCTGCATGTTATTGTCATTTTCTTTTCCTCCTCCCGGGGGCCTCCCCGTCGATCTGAGGATAGTCTATCATGGTTATTGCGCTAGGGAAATAGGTCTAAAGTCCCATCTTTTACGGTTTAGTTCGATTTCCCCCATCACCTCCAGACTAATTTCAACTCTATGGACAGTCTATCATGACAATATTGTCAAAGATGGGTCTCAGTTCCCATTGTCAACCAGACAATACTAGCCTATCATATGGACAGTTTTTGCAGGAGGGGGGTGCAAGAAAGTGACACTAAGGGAACTCAGGGAAAAGGCGGAACTCACGCAATTAGAAATGGCAACAATATTAGGAAAACCGTTAAGGACTTACTGCAGATGGGAAACATCCAGAGACCCAAAAATCCCGTGGTCAAGATACAAGATTATTAAAGACAAGTTTGGCATGTAAGATGGCTTATGTTTTACCCGCTCCGGACAGGTAGGAGCCTACGGGATACACGGCGGGAGGAGCTTGAAAACCAAATAAAGGAACACAGTTTTTTAGAAAGGGGGGAAGGTGTGTTGGACAGAGAACCTTTCGCAATACATCCAGTTTTAGAAGCACACATCAGGAAGCAGTCTGATGAAGAAAACAAACTACTCGAAGAGTCAATTTTAGCGGATGGATGCCGTGACCCTCTTGTTGTATGGGAAGAGGAAAACGTTCTGGTTGACGGACACCACCGGCTGACGATATGCCGGAGGAACGGAATCCCCTATTCAGTTGTTTACAGGTCATTCCCAAACATTGAGGCCGTAAAGGCATGGATGGACTTGAACCAGCTCGGAAGGCGCAACCTCTCGAAAGAGGACCGCGACACGCTCATCAGGAGATTAGCGGATGCCGGTCACAGACAGAAGGACATCGCGGAGGCGGTGGGTATGAGTGAGGCGAGAATATCTCAAATCACTAAAAACAAAAACTTAAATAATTTAAGTGAAAATCCCATTAAAACATCCTCCGCCGCTGAAGAAATAGCAGCACTCCAAGAGAAGGTGCGGTTCCTCGAAAACCTCAAACAGGGACATAGGGAACATGACGATGAGATGCACGACGAAATTGAGGCCCTACAACGAAAACTTACCGAGGCCGAACAGAGAAAACCTGAACCAATTGTTGTGGAAAAACCCGTTATACCACCCGACATTCAAAAGCGACTCAGAGAACAGGAAGAGCAGTTGAAACACCTTAACGCCCTCCATGGTGAAGAGCAGAAGGCGGCACACTTGCGGGCTGAAATAGAAGTGCTCAAAAAGGAGCGCTCAAAGGCGAAGGTCGAGGCGAGTTTCGACGGAGTCATTACCTTAATCATGACTCATAAGACCCTTGCTAAAAACCTGGTGGAACTGGCGAAAAACGGAGACTTGACGATCCAGCAGATTGATGAAGCGGAAAACATGATGGACTCAGTTATGTGCGCCGCGAACGATGTTAAAAACGCCATCCGTGATATACGCGGCAATTTCAAAAAAGGTGGTGCGTTGCGTGTTTTGTGAAGAAATTAAAAGGCAAATGGATTCACAACAGGGAATCACAGTTGATGAGGCTCTGCCCTACCTTGAGATAACCGCCACAGATGAAGAACTTATCACTATGGCAAAAAAGGCTATTGTCCGGCAGACGCTCAGAAATGCTGGCGGGTGGTCGGTCAGGATTGATGAGAGCAATGGGCGAAAAGCCTACAAGTCTGAATCTCAAATGTCAATCTCCGAACTGGAACAGGTCAGGCACTTGCAGATTATCACTGAAGCCCGCGCGCAAAAGGTGGGAGACATGATTACCGAAATGATTGACGCAATAAGGCGCAAGTGGAAGGAATCACGGCAGCAAAGGATGTTTATCCGCGAGGACGAAGCGGCACTTCAGGAAATGCAAGACGCTATGAACTCGTAGGTGACACCATGAACCAACTCTTTTTCCGCTGCTCGGAGGCGGCTGAAGTTTTGGCCGTCTCCACCAGCACAATCCGACGACTCGCGAAAAGGGGTGTTTTAAGTGTGGAATATTTTGGTCCGGCGTCGCCCCGATATCGACTGCCTATTACTGAAGAAGAGTGGAGCAATTACCGGGCCGTTTCGCAAGCCGCTTTTGCCCGGACTGGCAAGGGAACTCGAAGTCTGGCCCCTGCCGCTGAAGTTTAGGGTTTTGCGGCTCCGCGAGCTCGCCGTCCTCGAGCGGAGGGCGGTGGAGGCTGAGAAAAGGAAAAGGAGGGGGATTTTATGCTTGTTCGGTTTTTGAGGCGTAGGCGCTGGCTGTTTGTGCTGGCGACGGTGGCGGCGCTCGCCGTCCAGATACCCATGACCATGCCGGAGATGTTCAAGCTCGGCACGTGGAGGTACGGGCGCGAGGTGTGCCGGGGTGTGGTTGGGGCGTTCAGGGTGGCGTGATGGCTGAGACGTGGATTGCGGAACAGGATTTTGCCTTCGCCTATTTCGGGCTGCTGTTTGTCTGCTGGTTCGGGATGGTTTTGAAATGTTGGAGGAACCAGAAATGAACCTCTCCATCAGCGGCGTTTGCCGGGCGAAAGATTTGGTGGAGAGCATTACGGTCGCGTGGATGCTGGCGAGGTTGTACGGGAGGCGTGGGAATGGATGACCTGAAAGATTTTCTCGATGCGGTTCTGGACTGGCTGGAAAACTAAAGCCTCCCTCATCGGGAGGCCGGTCATTGGCGCCGGGTGCTCGGAACACCCGGCTTTATTTTAGCACAGGGAGGCGCGAAATGGACGAAATCCGAGACGACATCCTCAGTGCCATCGAACCGTATCTCTGGCGCTGGTGCGTCAACTGCCCGGACTCCCACCACGCCATCGGCGACATCACCGGCCCGGAAGAATGGTGGTGCATGCGCAAAGGCGTGGAGCCGGGGGGCGAGGGGTGCAGGGAGAGGGCGAGGATGGCGGAGATAGAGGCAAAGGCGGCCGAGATAGGGGGGATGGTGTGATGGCAATCAATCTTCGCAACACAAACGACGTCAGCATCAACGGCGTCAAGGTGCTTGTCTACGGACAGGCGGGAGCAGGGAAGACGCACCTGATCAGAACGCTCCCGCGCCCGGTGATCCTCTCGGCGGAGGGTGGGCTGCTCTCGCTCCAGGGGACGGGGATTCCGTACATCGAGATTTCTAACCTCGCAACGCTCACGGAGGCGTACAAGTGGCTCACGGACTCCAGCGAGACAAAGGATTTCGACTGTGTGGCCTTGGACTCCATCAGTGAGATCGCAGAGGTTGTCCTGTCCTCGGAGAAGAAAACGGCAAAAGACCCACGGCAGGCCTACGGGGCCATGGCTGACCAGATGACGGACCTTATCAGGGCCTTCCGAGACCTGCCAGGGAAACACGTGTATTTCTCCGCAAAGATGGAAAAAACGCAGGACGAGATGGGGCGGTTGCTGTATTACCCGTCCCTGCCCGGGAACAAGGTAGGGCAGCAGTTGCCCTACTTCTTCGACGAGGTGCTGGCGCTCCGCGTTGAACGCGACTCGGAAGGCGCGACACAGCGGGCGCTGATGTGTGAGTCTGACGGACTCTGGCTCGCAAAGGACCGTTCCGGGAAACTCTCTCCATGGGAAGAACCCGACCTCGGAGAAGTTATCAAAAAGATTGGAGGCAATCATGAATAACCTGTACGCACAATGGCTGGCCCTCAAGCGCCAGGAGGACGAGGCCCGCGCCTTGCGGAACGCATTGGAGGCAAAGATGGCCGAGGGCATTCCCGACAACTGGGAAGGTTCCAAGACCTGGTCTGACGGACCGTACAAGATCAAGGCGTCCCGCAAGTTCAACAGGAAGGTTGACCCTGAAGCAGTCAGGAACATCTCCGCGCAGTTCGGGTTGGAGGAGTACGTGAACGTCCTGTTCAGGTGGAAGCCGGAGGTTGACGCTAAAAACTGGAAGTCCGCAGACGAGACGGTGACGAAACTTTTCTCCGACGCCATCACCACGACGCCGACAAAGGTTGGATTTGTGGTTGAAGAAGTTGTTGAAGAAGCAAAGAAAGGGGTTGCATAACCATGGCACTGCTTGAACAGGAAATCACGCTTGAAGAACTCCCTGAGAGCGGAGGGTATGACCTCCTGCCCGCCGGGTGGTACACGGTCACGATCACGGAGACGGACGTCAAGAATACGAAGGATGGGCGCGGCAAGTACATTAAGGTCCGCTACGACATCACCGGCCCGACGCACCAGGGGCGCGTGGTGTTCGGAAATCTCAACATCCAGAACCCGTCCTCCGAGGCTGAACGCATCGGACGGCAGCAGTTCGGCGACCTGCTCCGATCCCTCGGGATGGACCGCATTCAGGACACGGACCAGCTCGTGGGCGGTGCGCTTCAGGTGAAAGTGGCCGTCCGCAAAGACAAGACCGGCCAGTACGAGGACCAGAACGACATCCGTGGCTTCAAGGCTCTGGAGGGCGGCACTATCCTCCAGCAGGGTCCAAAAGCGACGAAGTCCGCGACGGCACCAGCAGTCAAGGCGGCCACGCCGCCGTGGAAGAAATGACGGCTCTTCCGGAGCCCATGAACACCATTGCCTCACTCATTGATAAAGAGTACGAGTCACATCAGGAGGGACCGCGCCCGCACCTGGGCGCCTCCCTCCTTGGACATGAGTGTGAGCGGTGGCTGTGGCTGTCGTTCCGGTGGGCGGTGGTAGAACACTTCCCTGGACGGGTACTCAGACTCTTCCAGCGCGGGCAGGAGGAGGAGAAAAAGATCGTCTCATGGCTGACCCGTATCGGGTGCGAGGTCCATTCAACCGGCGGCGCACAGTCGCGGGTGGATTTCGGAGCCCACATCGCAGGGAGCATAGACGGCATCATTGAAAAAGGCGTTCCGGAGGCCCCGACGAAACGCCACATTCTGGAGTGCAAGACCCATTCCTTGAAATCCTTCAAAGACCTTTGCGACAAAGGCGTTAAAGAGTCTCAGCCGAAGCACTGGAGTCAGATGCAGGTCTACATGGCCGGCTCCGGCATTGACCGGGCGCTGTACTTTTCCGTCTGCAAGGACAATGACGGCATCTACACCGAGCGGGTACGGTACGACGCCGACGCCGCAAAGAAGATTATCGAGAAGGGTAAACGCATTACCCTGGCAGACCGGATGCCGCCGCCCATCTCTACTGACTCCACGTGGTATCAGTGCAAGTTTTGCGCGGCGCATGAGTTCTGCCACGGCTCCCACCTGTCGAAGGAAATCAACTGCCGGACGTGCGCGCTTTCCACACCTACGCCGGAGAGTACCTGGACCTGCGCACGGTACGGGGGGGTGGAAATCCCCGTTGACGCCCAGCGGGAAGGATGCGCCGGGCATGTACTCCATCCTGACCTGGTGCCGTGGGAGATCCACGACAGTGATGACGGGTTTGTTGCCATCTACGAAATTGACGGCGAGATGGTGCGGAACGGCGAACCAGATACCAACGTGATCGGAAGCCGTGAAATCATTGACTGGACGTGGAAGGCGCAGGACGAGACGTTTTCTCCAGATGACTTTGTGGAGCAGGAGGAAAAACAGGAGCCAGAGCCATGCAACTGCGCGGCTACCAGCAAGACACTGTAAACGCTATCTATAACTGGTTCGGCGAGCACGACGAGGGGAACGTATGCGTCGTGCTCCCGACCGGCTCCGGAAAGAGTGTCATTCTCGCCGAAATTTGCCGTGACGCGGTGCAGACGTGGGATGACCAAAGAATATTAATTCTCTCCCACGTGAAGGAACTGCTTGAACAGGATGCAGAAAGAATCCTTGACCTGTGGCCGGAAGCACCGCTCGGGATTTACTCCGCCGGGCTGAACCGGAAGGAGCTGAAACAAATCACCGTGGCCGGCATCCAGTCAATTCGGAAGCGTGCCTGCGACATCGGACATGTTGATTTGGCCATAGTGGACGAGGCGCATTTAATTTCCCACAAGGACGAGGGCGGGTACCGGAACCTATTAAACGACCTGCGCGAAATCAATCCGGCACTCAGAGTCATCGGGTTGACAGCCACGCCCTACCGGCTCGGACACGGATTAATAACAGACCCTCCGGCAATATTCTCCGACATCATAGAACCAGTCAAACTCAAGGATTTAATAGACGAAGGCTACCTTACCCCGCTCCGGAGCAAGTGTATGGATTTGTTGCTATCCGTGGACGGTGTGGGCAAACGCGGCGGTGATTTTATCGAGGAGGCCCTGCAGAAGAAAATCAACACGGCGGAGAACAATGTCGCCATCGTTGACCAGACGTTAAAGATTGCTGAAGGGCGCCGCTCGATCCTCGTTTTCTGCGCCGGCGTGAATCACGCATACGCACTGCGCGACGAGTTTCGGCGCCAGGGCGAGACGGCTGAAGCGGTGCTCGGCGAGACGCCTTCAGACGAGCGGGCAAAGGTGCTGGAAGACTTCAAGGCGGGGAAGGTCCGTGTCGTGACGAATAACAGTGTACTTACAACCGGCTTCGACGCTCCTGACACAGACGTGATCGTGATGGCCCGTCCCACAGAAAGCACGGTGCTCTACGTGCAGTCGTCAGGGCGGGGCATGAGGCCGAAAGAGAACGCGCAGGACTGCCTGTATCTCGACTTCGCTGGCAATGTACGGCGCCACGGTCCGATTACCGAACTCCTCCCTCCACGGAGGAAGGGGGAACAGCGCGGCGAGGCGCCCGTCAAAGTGTGCGAGCGGTGCCAGGAATTTGTACCGATATCTCTCCGGGTGTGTCCCGCCTGCGGATGGGAGTTTCCACCACCGCCGCCGAAGAAATTTAAACTTCACAATGACGACATTATGGGCGAGGACAGGAAGCGGTACCTGAACGTGGACGGCTGGCAATGGCGGCGATACCTGACGAACTCCGGCAAGGAGTGCGCCACGGTGACGTATTACTCAGGAGTGCAGTCTGTCATTGAATATGTCCTTCTCCTCCACGGAGGGTATCCGGAGCAGAAGGCGCTGTCTTTGATTTCGACGCTTGAAAGGCGGTGCGGCGTGACGATTGACAACCCGTACGACCTCGACGAGGTGGTGGAGATTTTGAACGGCGCCCGGCCCCCCTCCATGATTTCCGTGGAGAAGGATGGTCGATACGACAGGGTGACGGGGCGGCTATGGGAGTGACTGAAGTGATTAATCACATCCCCACGGAGCACGAGGAACAGCGGACGTTCGTGCAGTGGTTCCGGAGAAAGTTCCCGGACGTGAGGATCTTTTCCATCCCGAACGGCGGCTGGCGCTCACCGGCGACGGCTGCGAAGCTGAAGGTGGAGGGACTGTCCAAAGGCGTGCCGGACCTCTTTATTCCGGCATGGAAGACGTTCATCGAGATGAAGCGTGTAAAGGGGGGGCGCCTCTCGCCGGAGCAGGAGGACTGGAAAGCCTACCTTGAAAGCGTCGGGTATGTCGTATTTGTGTGCCACGGGTGCGAGGCGGCTATCAAAAACATGGAGGAGGTGACCGCTTGGCAGACTTGACAAAGATTTTTAATGGACCATGGACGGCACCGCCTCAACGGATAGACCCTCCCGAGGAGCAGCTGATCGAGGCTATTTCAGACGCCGGGCTTGAACCTCCGGAACAGGTCTTTCTCGACGGGAAGATCCACCGCTTTCGGTCTGGTCAAAAACGGGACAAGACCGGCTGGTATGTGGCCTTCTCCGACGGTATACCGGCAGGGCGGTTCGGCGACTGGCGCGAGGACATCAACCAGCCGTGGACGGCTGAGATAGGACGTCCATTAACCTTCGACGAGATTGAGGCCAGGAAACGCCACGTCGAAGAGGCAAAGCGGATACGGGACGCCGAGATAGAAAAACTCCACGACGCTGTGGCGCTGGCGGCTCAACGGATATGGGACGGTGGAACTCCTGCGACTGCGGAGCATCCATACCTGAAACGGAAGGGTGTCCAGCCCCACGGCATCAAGGTGTCAGGCGAAGGGAAGCTGATGATCCCCGCCTGCACCATGGACGGCGATATCAAGACTATCCAGTACATCGACTCCGACGGGAAGAAACAGTTCCACCAAGGCGGCGAGGCCGGCGGCAACGTCTATTTTCTGGGCGATGAATCCGAGTCGCCTATCTACATTGCCGAGGGCTTCGCCACCGCCGCCACGATCCACGAGATAACAGGCAAGCCCGTTGTCGTGGCGTTCTCCTGCCACAACCTGATAGAGGCAACGGGCAAGGTTCGGGACAAGCGCGGGCCGTTATCCGAAATCGTGGTAGTCGCCGACAACGACGCCTCCGGCATGGGAGAGAAGATGGCTCGCCGGGCATGTGAGAAGCACGGCGCACGGCTCGTCATGCCGCCTGACGTTGGCGACGATGTGAACGATTATTTTCAGAAGGGCGGCGACGTCAGAACGTTACTCGCCCCGCCGCTGGAAGGCTGGCTTATCTCAGTCAAGGATTTCGCCACGGTACCGGCGCCTATCCCGTGGCTCATAAAGGGGTGGATTCCGGCCAACGCCCTCTGTATGGTGCATGGTCCGTCAGGATGCGGGAAGACGTTCGTCGTCTTGAACTGGTGCATGGGAATTGCGTGCAGCGATTCCATGGTTGCCTGGGAAGGACTTCCAACAAAGCGCGGCATGGTGGTCTACCTCGCAGGAGAAGGGCATCACGGTCTGCGTGCCAGGGTGGCTGCGTGGCTGAAGTATTACGAAGTAAAACCTGACGACGTGGACCTGTTCATTTCAGCGTCGGGCTGCGACCTGAACACTCCTGAAGGGTATTTGAAGGTAAAGAGCCACATCGACGCCATAGGAAGAAAACCTGTTCTGATCGTGGTGGACACTTTGCACAGGTTCCTGTCCGGCGACGAGAACTCCGCGCAGGACGCAAAGATCATGGTGGACGCCTGCGCTGGACTCCAGTACGAATATGGATGCTCTGTACTGTTGGTCCACCATACCGGCGTCTCGGACGAAGCGCAGCACAGGGCGCGAGGTTCCTCCGCGTGGAAGGGGGCGTTGAACATGGAACTGTCCGTAGCCATGAGGCCGAACAAGGAAGACCTGCAGCTGATCTGCCGGAAGATGAAGGACGGCGCGGAACCGGAGCCGGTCTGGGTGCGTCTCCAGAAAGGGGTAGAAATCCCTGGGTGGTACGACGACGAGGGCGAGCCGGTGACAAGCGCGGTGGTGGTGAAGGGGGAGGAGCCATGCGATGGGAAGCCAGACAAGAAAGACAAAATGTCCGACACCGACCAGCTTGGGATAAAGACATTCCGTGCGGCTGCATCCACGTTCGGCCAGGTGAAGGACGGGCGTTTCGACGGTGTGAGCATCGAGGCATGGCGCAGGGAGTTTTACAGGGTTTATCCCGCCGACGAAGATGATGAAACAAAGGCGACACAAAACAAAAAGAAAGCTTTCTATAGAGTGCGCCTATCTCTGCTCAAAAACGAACACATACGCGTTTCGGAGGATGGCAAATTTGTTTTCCCTGGAGGAAGCCTTGCGGGGGTAGACGAACAGATATTTGTATCGAGTATAAAAAGTAATAGAAATGACGAACTATAACCCAAAGTATAAGAAAGGGGACAGGGGGACATTGGGGACATTTGGGGGACATTGTCCCGCCGGGGCTAGGGGGACAAGGGGGACACAGGGTCTATATATATAGACCCTGTCCCCCTGTCCCGTCCCCCTAAAAAAACCCGAAGTCCCAAGGCACTGGGCGAATTTTCCCCTTTGAGGTTTTAAGGCAGGGGGACATATAGCAAATGTCCCCCTGGAGGAAGCAAAGGGGACATTTTGACTAATACTGACTATTTGGAGGAAGAAGAATGCGTCAAGAACTAAAAATCCTCATCTCCGAACTCTCCACACTCAAGCCACGCCTCGAAACTCTCAGCACCTACTCCGACGAGGGGCGCCGCGTAGCGTCAAGGATCGAATACCTGGAGAAGCGCATAGCGTGGCTGGAGCGGGAGATTATGCGTAATGAAGGACAGGGGGAGTTGTTTTGAACGAGGTAATCCTCAACGGCATTCCTATGGTGTTCCTGCGGCGCTACAACAAGGTCCTGCTGTACCGCTCCCGCTACGGCTGGTGCGAGTCGTTCAC